CTGCTTGATTAGTTCTAGCAGTATATCTATAATATTTTTTATATACGTAATCTACATCCTTACTCTTCAATACATTATTTACGGTTGGGAAACTCCCTACTGCTACATGGCAGTCAAACGTTGGTTCAGAACTTAATAAATTATATCTTATCCCGTCACTATTTTTTTCAAATGGTTGTTTATATGGGTAAAGCTGTGATATTATTTCATTATCCTCATCTTCATTATCGAGTGGTACAAATATAGAAACTTTACAATTAGGGACCCCGTATCCATTATTAACCACTACCCTACCCACAACCACACCAAAATCAGAACACATTCTAGTGTATACGTCTTTTTGGCTTAAGGAAAGGCTTAAAATCTCTAATAAATCAAAATCTTGTTTTAATTCAAATGTTACTTTTTTATCCTGACCTACATCTGTTCTTATTCTATATGATTTGGGCATATTTTTCTTTACTAAATAAATAGTTATTCTATTAAAACTAATTATAAGTTTAGTATAATTTTAGTAAAGATTAAGAAAAGGTGGGTTTGTTTGGTTTTTTAACCCTAACAGCTATATCTTTTTGTGGGAATCTAATCTGTAGTATCTCATTAGGTTGTGCAAATACAGTATCATCCAATAAACCAATTTCTTTAGTCGCAACATTTATGTATGGTTGTGCTGTTACTGATTGTGAATAATTTCCACCTACTTTATTATATACTTTAAAATCCGCAATATTAATAACACCTGGTTGATTTATTATATCTCCTCTAAGTGCACCTAAGGATAGGTCTTGTCCCATCTCAATGTTATTAGGTGAAAAGTAATCTGCTATTTTTGTTATTACATTTGTAACAATATCACCTTGATTTGCTGACCTATCTAAAATTAAATCTATCATAAAAGATAAATCTATTACTTTTGCTGAACCAACACTTATATAGTCATTTAATAGTCTGTAGTTAGATAGGTACGTACTTATATTATTTTTAAGAGTAGATGTTACATTTGAGGTTAGTTTACCGTCGGGTGTGTAAGATAATATATTTAACATTATTTTATTCTCTACTTCAGTAGCCCCTGCTTTTGCGGGTGCACCAAATGTGGAGGGCATAGTTCTTAGTTTAGAAACATAATCATTTATTGTTACACTTCTATTTTGTGCCGCAAAATTAAATGATACATAATTTCTTATTTCTTCTTCAGACATCTGGTCTGCTCCACCTATAGCTGCGGTTACATTAGTAACTGACAGGCTACCTTTAACTGCTTGATTAACTTGTTGACTAGGTCCTGCTACAGTGAAATCTACTGTACCTAAACTATTAATAGCCCCTGCACCTACATTGGAGCTTTTACCTCCACCAACTCTATATTGTATAAAAATAGTACTATTTGGTTTAACCATATTACCTAAAGCGGTATTATTCATAAATTTAGACATATCTAATTTAACACCTTTAGAGGTAAAATCATCTAGTAGGTCTTGTGGTGTTTGATTACCAGCTCCAAATGTTAAAAAGAAATAACCTTCTGGTGTGTACTCAGTAACAAATCTCTGATTAGCTTCAATATATTTACCAACTTTAATACCTGTTTTATCTGGTGGTGAAGATGGGTCTTCAACAAAAACTTCTGATTGAGCTAATGCATCTACTTCGTACCATCTATCCATAACATTAGATAAGAATTCTACATTCGTTGGTAATGCTTGGTATCCTGTTCCTTCTTTTTGTATCACTGATGTTACACCAACAACATTAGTTTCTGGTAAAAATAATTTATAAAATGGTTTAGATAGTACATCTGTTATTTCTTTCTTAAATACTTTTGTTACTCCATTAACCACAACTTCTCTTTTGGTTATTGTATAATTCTTTAATATACCGTTAGTATCGAAATTAGGAATCTTTGTTCTATTAGGCACCCCATCTACACTATATGGTGATGAAAAGTCACTATCATTAATCAATTCAAATACTGTTCCCCCACCTCTAAATTGAGCTCCTGCTCTAAGTAACCCTAAATATTTAAAATCTTCTTTATCTCCTAGTGCTGGTACAGTAACAGAAATATCACATACAGTAACAGAAGGTCTTAATCCTGGTATTTTTAAACCGTATGTTCTTGCTATATTGTATAAAGAACTTCTTTCTTGAGCGTACTGTAGTACTGTTTCCTGGAATGTTCTATCTATCTGAAAATTTAGATTATCTGCTACTGCAGCATTTAAATCTAAAAATACTGAATATAATGAAGCGTCATTTGTGTTTTTGATTAAATCTGGGTAATAGGTATTAGTTAACCTAACTAATTCATTTCTTATCCCTAAAAAATCTCTTTCTGTATATGCTATTTTTTTCTCTGCCATATTATAAATTTATTACAACAAAATCTCTTGATTCGAATACACCAGCACCAACACTATAATCAATCCTTACTCTAATAGTGTAATGTTCTTGTAATTCACCAACAAAACTAAATGTCTTATCATCAACACGACCATCTAAAGTTTGTGTTTCTTCTTCTATTTTAATATCTTCTAAGGTCTTAACATCTACCTTAGTTATTTGTAAATTAGGTATAAACTTCTTTACCGCTTCACGTATTTCTTTTTCTATTACTTTCTTAGTACCACCATCTAAAGGTTCAAATATATATTTCATAAGGTTAGTCCCAAAATCAGGTAAAAAATACCTAGACCCTTTCAATGTTAGAATAAGGTGCATTAGATTGGACCTGACTTCGTCATCAGGTAAGTCATTTGTAGATAAGAATAATCCTTCTTGACTATCCTTAAATGGAAACGTTATACCGTACTTTTGATTTGGCATTCTTTTTTATAATAAATACTTCGAAGATTAGTTTGTTTTAAGTTTACTACTACTCTTTTGGTGTGTGGGCCAATATGGACAGTGTTTACACCCACTACCACAACAACTACCTCTCCTTTTGTGGTATTCTTCTGTCATAACTACCTTACCATATTCCCAATAAAAATCGTCTGGTTGTAACTTTGGTTTAATGTATTCTTTATAATGTAGTTCTGTAATCCAGTCATCACTTCTCTTCATTTTTCACTTCTTTTATTTCTTCATTATGTCCACAGTGAGGACATGTTATTAACATAGGTACCTTTTTTTCATTTTCTGGTACATTATTAGAAAACAAATGGTAGTCAGCAATTGACCACCATTTATTACATTTACCACAATTAAAGTGATATAAAATTTCCTTACTTAGTTTATGCTTCACTAATTTCTACTTCTTTTGTTGTGCCATTATTCAGTTTATTTAGTGACTTTAAATCAACATCTATTTCACATGTCCCACCTGCACACGCTAATTCCCCAGATAAGTCTGTGTTATCCTCTAATTCGACAACTTTAGATAAATCTATCTCAGTAAGACTTTCCATCATATCCTTATAAATCTCCTTAGTCGTGTCTTCAAATGGAGCTTGTATATACGAACCACCATCGTATGGTAATACTGAAAGTCCATTATAGTGTTTTCTATTTTCCCACATCCATTCACCAGCTTTATCCCATTCATCTTCTTTTAAACTAATTGTCGCAGACACATTATGTGAATTAGAACCTTTCCTATGTCCACTTCTCACCCATTCTGAAGCTACCTTTTTAACTCTTTCTAGAAGTTGGAAGGGTGATTCTGTTCTCATAATAGACCCTTTTGGGGCTTTTTGTGGAATGCTAATTACCGCTGTATCGTGTGGTCTGAAGTAATCGTCCTCTAGTAGTGTTGGGTGATTTACTTTTAAGTAAGTGTATATTGCTTCATTCTTACCTACTCTAATTCTTCTAATATAGAAATCATTATGCCATGCATGTATACCAGATGATGTACCCAGTGTTAATGATGTAGTTCCAGCTGGTTTTACCGTAGTACATCTAGCCGCTTGGTTAATTTCTAGTAATTTAGATACTCTAGTATTCTCTCTCTTAACTAGACTTGCTGCTTTTTTCATATCATACTTCAATACTCTACCCGAACCTATACCAGTCATGGATACACCAATTAAAGCATCTTTTTCAGTTGTTTCTTGCCATATTTCTCTAAGATAATGGAAAGATGTGTATCCAGCTTGGAGTGTACCTATGAATGCTGCTGTCTTTACTCTTTCATTTAAGTCGTCTTGTGAGTGTATGTTAGAAACATTTACTTCACAAAGATTGCAGAATTGATATGGTCTTAAAGCGATTTCACAACATGGATTAGTTCCCCAATCTTTATCATTATTTAGATAAATTCCTGGTTCTCCTGCTCCTGATAATTCAACTCTTTTCCATAAGTCCATAAAAAAGTCTTTTGTGATTTTATGTCTCATTAAACAAGCTGAGTTATTAGCTCTACCTCTTTGTGGGTTTTTTTCATACCATTTACCAGATTTACAACCAATCATTTCATTGTCATCCGCACTAAATAGACTAATAAGTGCAGCTCGTCTTATTCCTCCAGCTAAAACTGCATCTGCTATATAACAGACAATATCATGTACTTCAAGTGTAGTTAAGTGTTCTCCATTTTCTTTCTGAGATAAAATCCCTTCAATCTTTACTAAACACTCTTTTAATGGTTGTGGTCCTGGTGCTTTACCACCTGAAGTTATTAATCTTGCACCTTTAGCTCTAATATCCGTATAATCAAATTCTACTCTAGACCCACCACCATTCATATATGATTTCATTAATACCTTAATCGAATCTGCCCAACCTTCTATTGAGTCCCCAATTAAGAATCTACGTTTTCTTTTTGGGTATGGGTGTTGTATTACTGGTAATTTTTCTACGTGATGTTTTTGTACTGAGTAACCTACACCAGTACCCCCTAATAATAAAAACATTGTTTCCGAAAATGAGTCTATGTGGTCGATTGGAAGATATGCACAATTATAAATTCTATTAGGTGAGATTTCTATGGGTTTACCACCAAACTGCATACTTCTCATTGATGGTAATACTTTTTTATCGTACACCAATTGATATTTTTCATTAATTTCGTCTTTTAAATGAGGGTACTTCTTCTGATGCATTTTTTTATTTCTGGTAACCAGTTCATCCCACGTCTCTCTTCTATTTAACTCGGGTATATACTTTGCGTATTTCATGTGAACAGTAATATCCGATAGAATCTTATTCGATACTTCCATATTTTTATTTTTATTAGTTATTTTTATTTATTACTTGTTGCCTTCTTTGTAGAGCTTGGGCGACCCTCTCTCTATTTCTATCAACTTTTTCTTTCTCAAACCCTAGAAATGTTTGGGTTGTTTCTGTATCTATCTCTAAGGTACCATTATCGAATTTACAATTCTCAAATATAACACCGTCTCTACCTAATCTAGATTTTACTATAGCTATAGTAGCTAGACCCATTTCTTTTTGTTGTAATGTTTTTGCTACTGATATTATTACGTGACCTACTTGTGCTTTTTTGATTGAGCCTCCCATTTGGTCGGTTGTTACAACATCAGAGGATATTGAACTCCTGTTTCCTTGTGTTGCCGTCCACCCAGCGATATTAAGTTCGTGACACATACCCTCAAATTTTCTCATAACAGAACCTTCACCTTTCCATTCATCATTAAATGAACGGTCTGGCAATATACAATCAATATAATCTATAAGTATAATATCTATCTTAGTACCTTCAGAAATGATTTTTCTTACTTGGTTTTTAATTTGTAGTATTGTCATTTCGTCTGACGGTAATTTTTTAAGTATTAGTTTACCACCAGTTTTTTTCATTTCATCAGCTTTATCTAAGACAGTTTCTTTATGATTACTCAATTCGTCATTGACTATCCCAGTCCAACAAGTAAAATGTTTTCTCTGTATTATTTTTGGGTTATCT